GTCTTTGCTTTAACAGCTGCACTCGCTAACTTAAAACCTATACCACCTGGAACACCTATCTGTATTATTGTTTCTGTTAATTTACCAATAGCTCTGTCATCAGCTATTTCTTCAAATACATTTATTTTATCAAATGCTGTTTCTACTTTAGCAGCAAGATCTGTATCAAAACCTAGATCTATTAACTCTGCACCAAGTGATATAACACCTTCAGGCACTTTTATTACACCTGATGCGATACCTGCCATTGCTGCCGTGATTGCACTTGTTTCTGAACTTTGTTCTTGTGGAGTAAGGTCAAAGTAGCCAAATGTATCTATTTCTTTAGCCATCTAACCTCCTAATATAAACTCTTTAAATCTATTATCTCGTAACTGTTTGATGTAAAATCATCTTTGTTGCCACCTGGTTTTAGAATATAAACTTGACCACTCTCAGCTTTACTAATATCTACAAATCCATCACCAGGCCCAAAATTTTCATTGTCTGCAATATCTTCTCTGTCCGCTGCAACTAACAAATCTTTTTTACCAAAATCATTTTCTTTTATAGGGATTCTACCTTGTCTTTTTAATACATCATATTCTGCTTCTGCTTCAGTTCCCATTCGACCAGAATAAAATACTCTAAATCTATTTGATATTTGTTCTCTTGTAGATCCACTTTCAATATCTGTGAGCGATAATTGATACTGATCAAAAGCCTCTTTTACACTTTGATAAGGTTTACCAGTATTTGGATTTTTTACACCTAATTTAAAAGCCTCTCTAGCTTTTTTTAAAGTGCTAGAAAATCCTGCATCTTTTGATTTTAATTGAGATCCTAGTGCTGTTGATACAGCTGCCTGTTCCCTTTTTCTAGCTGCTGCTCTTCTAGCATCATCTCTTTTTATAAAATCTGCATAACCGACAGTTAATGCATCTTTTATAGGTGCACCGCTTACTAAAGAAGCACCTACTGCACCAAGTGGTAATCTTGTTTCTGGTATAGGTGAAAATTCTTGCATGGCTTCTAAAATAGCTTTAGTGTCTAACCCTAATTGTTCTTTATTAATTTGAGTGCCAGTAGATAATTTTTTTCTATCAGTAAGTCCAGACATAATACCATTATTAGTGGACCCACCTCTTCTAAACATTGGTCTTTTTAAAGTTCTACTCATTATGATCCTGTTGGTCTAAAAATTCTTCCGTATATATCAGCACCCATCAATCCAAAACCTAATGCTTGTGATAATGGACTAGCTTGAGCTGCCATTGGTGCATCTTGTAATGTTACTCCACCTGCTCCTGGTGTTATTGACGTAATACCAGTTCCTAATAATCCTAACCTTCTTCTTGGATCATCAACTGCCATTTGCGCTGCTTGTCTTTGTGCATCTAGTATTGCTTGGTTTTGTGCTTGCTGTGCTGCACCTAATGTGCCAAGACCAGATATCTGTGCTCTACTAAAGTCTTGAGCTGCTGCACCGAGTCCTCTTTGTTGATTAGCTATTGCTTGTTGATTTGCAAGATCTTGTTGCCTTGCTGCTTGTGCTTGTTGAAAACCTTGTTGTAATAAATTAGATTGTATAGCCGCCCGATTCCTGTCACTTGATGCCTGATACTCAGCTAATTGTACACCTTCACGGCCACCACCAAATGCACCTGGTATACCAAGTGTTGCTGCTGCTTGTTGGTTTTGTCTTATCTGAGCTTGTCTATCAAATTCTGTTAACGTTGCATCTATAACTTGTTGTTGATACGGCGATTGATACGATGCAATAGATCCTGCACCTGTGCCTGCACCTGTTCCAGTTAGTGCTGTTGCTGCATCTGCAGCTGTTGTAGCTTTTGTTAAAAATGGTTGAAAAGATCCAAGACCACTTGCTAAACCTCTAGCTTCTTGTTGTAGTGCTGTTTCAGCTGCAACTTGTGGTGCAACTTCTGCCATGCCTGCTCTTGTAATCCCAAACTGTTGTGCTTGTGCTTGTCTTGCTGCAAACTGTTCTGCAGTTTCACCAGGTTGTTGTGTTGTTGCAGTTGTAACAGTTGGTAGTCCAGCTTGTCTTGTAAGATCTGCTAAAAATGTTTTTTGCGCTGCTTCTAAAAACTCTGGAGGTAATTGTCTTGTCTCTGTTATACCGCCAGTTTGTTTTGATACTCTACCGCCATCAGCCAAAAACTTAGATCTTAATCTATCAATCTCTTCATCTAATAATTCTAACTCGTACTCTGTTAAATCTTTTAATTGTTTACCAAACATCTCCATAGCCATGTCATTTTTTTCTGACATAGGATCTAGATAACCAGCCATCTTCATATTATCTGTTCCCTCTGCATATTTAACTCTACCACCAGCTTTATATCTATATGGTTGATCAAACACATCTCTTTCAATACCTTTAGCTTTCATAGGTAGTTCTCCAAAATTCTTAATAAAGTCTTCCAAGGATATTATCATTGATCCACCATTAGGAGTTTTAATTACAAAAGATTGTCCATCAGGAGCTTCTCCAAATATTTCAGGTTGTATTCCTTCTTCATTATATTGATCTATCATAAATTGTAAGGCATCAAATTTAAAAGGTCTGTCTTCAACTCCCTCCCTGCTTGATCTACCTGCTCTACCTGCTCTAGTTAATAATTTTCCTAATAAAGATCCCAAGCCTGGTTTTTTGTCTTCAGGACCTGGTCCTATTGGAAATCTTTTTTGTTCATCCATTAAGCTACCCTATTCTCTAATTTTTTCATTGTATCATACATCCTTTGTGCTCCTTTTTCAATGTTACCACCACCAGCTCCTCTTACAGCATCTGCTGTAAAAACAAACTCATTTTTAGATAACATAGCTGGTACGTCATCTGCTTTTTCTTTTACACCTACAGGTACAAAACCACCTTTATCTCTATAGTCTCGTTCCATAACACCTGCTTTATTTGTTCTCATGATACCTGTTGGCATACCACCACTTTGTAAATTGTATCTGGCTACAAGTGCATCTCTACCTGCATTATCTAGTTTCATATATTCTGGATCATTTGCATAATAGTTATCCATGTAAACTCTCATTTGTTGTCCTACGTATTCTCTTCTTCTTTCCATATATTCTGCAGTAGTCTCACCAGGTTGTTGTTCTTCAAATTCTCCTTGAAAATAACTTGCTAATAACGAGGCACCTGCTGTAATACCACCAGCTGTTAATTGTGCTACAACTCCATCTGGTAGTTTTTCAATACCTGCTCTTGCCATATCTCTTGCAACTGATATTAAATTTTTTTTAGGTCCTACAGCTTGATATTCGCCGCCTAAAGCATCATCTGCACCAAATACTTTTTGGTCTTCTGTTTGAAACTTGTCAAACAAACCACCAATTCTTCCTCTAGTTTCTTCATTAAAAAATTCTCCAATACCACTAGCATTAGGATTTCTTAATCCACCTGAAACTAAAGCTTGATTAAACAAATTACCACCAACAAAAGTTAATGCGCCTTGTTTAATTGCATCACCTAAATTACCTCTTTTATCGTATCTACCAATACCTCTCATTAATGCCGCTGTTCCTTGTTGACCCGGAATCATAGCAACAAATGGTGCAGCTTTACTTGCAATATTTGCTAATTCATTTGGTATAAGTTTACGAACTAGACTACCTAGTCCGTACATTTGTCTTGGCATTTTTGCTCTATTAATCATATTTATGTCAATTGTTTTATATTATACTTAGGCAGGAATTACACCTGAATTTATATTATTACTCGTTTTTTACAAGTAAATCAAGACTATGTTGTAACCTCTCTTGGCTTAGATTGTAGGGCCGAAAGGACTACATGTAGTCTATTAGCTGTTGCTGCAGTCACTTTTAATATTTCACTTTCCTCTAATACTAAAGGGGCTGATAATAATTCTGTTGTGGCATTGGCTGATATAGCTTTAGTTTTAAAAAGACTAAAGACATTATCACTAGTATCTGTAATGGTTACTGTTATAGTATCTGCATTTCCAGAATCCTCTGATACTAATATAGATTTAATTATAGCTGTAGTGGCCAAAGGCACTGTGTATAGTGTTGTAGCTGATGTAGTTGTTAAATCTACTTTTTTATTTACAAATGAATTAGCCAAAGAAAAAAGCCTCCGCCTCTGATTCGTCTTTTAAATCTTGTTGATAAGTAGTATTTAATTTTTGCACAATACTATCAACATCTCTTACAAAAGATTGTTGAATTTGTTGATCATAATTTTTTGCAGGTTGTGTTAAAGATTGTACTATTCTAGCCATTAGTCATACCTTATTTTTTTATTTGTATTTCTTGCCATATCTATCATATTAGATAAACCAATAGAAAAAGCATCCGCTTCTTGAGGCGTGTTAAAAGTTATAAAGTCTCCTTTTTCTATTGCATAGTCCATAGCCTTTTCTCCTAAATTAATTAATTTACCATTTATCATTCTTATTGTTGGAAATAATATTTCTTTACCTTGATATTTTCTACTTTCTGTTTTTACAGTTTCCATAGCTTCAGTAGTTGGAGTAGAAGAATCTAATGCTCTTTTTATCCATTCTCTATCGTACGTGTTATAATCTTCCATTATCTTCTACCATCTGGTTGATAATCTATTCTAAATGTTCCTAATTTCCAAAATTGACTTGTGCTAGTGTTATCTATTTTTAATGATATTGATCTAGCTCTAGCTCGTGTATCTATTTTTTGTGTACCACTGGTTACAGTAAACGGACCTAATGTAGAACTAGCTGCAGTGTCATTTGGAAAGTCTCTTAAATTTAATGTTATTCTTGCATCACCTGTTTGAGATAAAAAGTCTGGTATCACTCTTCTTATTTTCATCATAAACTCACCATCACCAGCCAAACCTTGTTGACCTATATCAAAGTCTCCTGATTCTATATTTGCAGTGATTGCAGTTGTCTGACCTTCTTTTACTTGATTTAATCCTGTTTCATGTTCATAATATGTTGATGTACCATCACTATTACCAAAAACATAATTAGTATCTGTTACCGCAGTTGTGCCACTTGAATCATATTCTGTTGCATGTGGTTTACCAAACACA